GTTGAAAATTATCTTCCATTATACAACGCTTGAAAATCATATTGATGGCTTGGCCTTTACGAACAAATCTTGGCGTTGCAAGAATTTGTTCTTCTTCGCCCGTCATCTGGCGAATACTAAGTATGCCATTTGACGGGCCATTCACGCCGTCATAGAACTTACCTTTGGATGGAAGTTGAATTTCTTCATAGTTAGAAGTCGAAGATTTCAATTGCTGCAAAAGGTCTTTCAAGTGACCAGAGTGGGTGTCGTGACGAACAATCTCTGGGCCTTGCTTGGCTTCGTTCGTAAATCTCTTGCTGCCCTTACCGGCTGGTCTTTCTTTAAGAGAAGAAAATGGCTTTGGTGATCCTACTTGTTCACTCAGAGGAACATTGGGATCGGATTGTTGGGCCATTTTTAGTGCCTGTAGAAATTCCTTTGGTGCATTATTAAGCCCTTTGACTTCTACGTCGCCAGCATTCGACTTAGATTCTCGTTCATCATCACTCAATGCTTTGCGAACGGCTTCAGCCTTATTTAGCTCATCATCATCATTTACTTTTCTTGGACGGAATACATCGTCTGCCATATTTTTCTCCTTTGTATTACTCTTTTAATTCGAGCATCTAATTTCATCATAGTGTGGTTGAATAAATTTTTAGGCCAATTTTTTTCATGATAATCAATTTACAAAATGTGGAAGATTTGGTTTTCTTCGACAAAAAAGCATGGGCAACACTCCCAGAATTTCGGCCTCTTTTTGAGCAATGGGCACTCAGTAAAAGAGTGCCCGGACTGCTAAACTTAGGCAAACGTAGCCTAATTGATTTCTTGAACTCCCTAGAAAAAACCCATTTGGATAAACTAGAAGAGTATTTTCAAGATATAATTGTACTGGATAAAATTGATTATCATACAGTCCAGAATTACAATGGTAATATAAAAGAAATCCAGTCGGAACTGTGTAGGTTTAATGGATTTATAGATTTTTCTGCCTATCGTAAAGGCGATCAAATAAGTTTAACATTTTGGAAATGAGGAAAAAATGACTACTTTGGCTTTTTTGATGTTTATTTTAACATCCATTGGGATGGCCCACATTATCGTAGATAGTTCCATTTTTGAGACACCGAGAAAGTTGATTAAGGATTATTCAGCCAAGGCCAGAGATTCTTTTTTCAATTTTTTGAAGGTAATTCTTACTGCTATTGTCGCAGCACTTTGCGTCCTTTGGACTTTTAATTTTGGGTTTACGGGATTGCCCTATTTCGGAGCCTTGATGGTTGTGTTAATTCTTTGGGCCGATTTTGGCTCTGTTGTTGATTGTTATTTGTGTTCTGGTACTTGGGCTGGCTTCTTGATGAGCTATATATGGTTGACCCACGATCCATTGCAAATTTTTGCTTGTGGATGTGCGGGTGGTTTCTTGGCCAATTTTGCAGCAATGATTTTAAATTGGCTTGAAGCATCAACAATAGTCAAGTTACCAAGTGATGACAAAGAGGAATAATGTCCATAAAACACTATCAATTGTATTGTGAAATTTGTGGGTATAAAAGAATAACTGAGGGGACCGACATTCAAGATTTGGTTCCTGTTAAAACATCCAAAATACAACATGAATTGCCTTATATCGATCCGCTGACGAAGAAGACGGTTATGCCCCCTTACAAACCACAGCGTCTTCGTTTCAAATGCCCAAATTGCGGCAGGGTTATCATGTCTAAACAAATAGAATTTATTGAGGAAATAAATGAAACTGGTGACACTACTGGACGTGAAGCAAGCTCTTCGGGATTCCCGATTTCGTGAAAGTCTTCCAAAATCTCTTAACGAAGACGTTCAAAAATATTTAAGCAATCCGGGTTGTGCTTGCAATACTCCACTCTATCGCAAAATACTTAAGGATTGTACCGAACAACTAAAGGCATATTTTCCCAACCGTTCTTTGTCAAATATTGATGAGGAGATTAAGAAGCTGGCAGAAAATAACTGGACCGTCATTAACTGTCACATTGATGAACTGGAAGACAAAATGCGTAAGCTCCCAAAGGGTCGCAAACAAATTGCTATGACTCGCTATGAAGATCAAGTAACGGTAATAATTAACGAACTTGAATATATATATTAAATGTTGATCCGTAAGGAGCTAGTTGATTACAAAATTCAAACAAATTCCCGCTATTATCATCACACCGGAGAACTTGAGGCGAGAGAAGTTTTGGATATCTGACCAATCTTAATTGCCTTTGAGATTATCTCATCACAAGATGTAATCATTTTGTCTGGGTAATTTTTGTATTTTGATATATCAAATGGCCATTCATCAGAATTCAATCGCCTCGACCCAAGAATCTTGGCATTCTCGTAAAAGCATTTGGCCTTACTATACTCATCTGCCTCATAATAAACATCGCCTAAAAGACACCAGAATTCGGCCATCAATGGCTTCTCGGCAAAACAATACATTAACAACTCAAGTGCCTTTCGTTGGTCTTTTAGGACATAGCAATAGACTGTAGCCATGTAATAGCGAGTCATTATTGAAGCCATTGTCATTTTCTTTTCTTGAAATAAGAAGTGGTTGGCAAGGTCGATGAACTCTTTCCACTTGTTTTGTGTGAGAAAAATACAGGCTTTGTAATAGTGATACTCGAAAGCCATAGGGTTTTTGTTCTTCCAAACTTCTAGCAATTTCAAATTTCTGTCGGCCATATCGGGCGGTGTGGAGCGAATGTAGATGCCAGTTGGACCGGCAGTTCCTTGTATAATCTCGTAAACCGGGTTTTTATATTTGATTTTTTTACTTTTGTGCCATATTCTGATTGGCTTGGTTATCAACGTGTTTTGGATGATATTGCAGCGATAATTGCCTTCGTCCAAATTTTCTATCTCATCCAAACCAGTTAATACTTCTTCCCAAGGTTCTAGTTGAAGATTCCAATCTGTTTGTTTTTGACACAATTCGTTGCGAATGGTACTTAGATCATCACGGAAATTTACCCTGATGACTTCTCCGTATTTCTTGCAAATGTCCGCCGTTTTGTCCGTGCATCCTATGTCCGCAAACAAAAAATTTGCGTTCAATGAAGACACCGAATCAATCGCCTTTTGAATTGTCTTTTGATTGTTCTGTATTATCATGTGAATCGTTATCATGGAATCTAATCCTCATTAAATGCTCGAAAGCGTCGGCCTCATTTTTCATGTCTTTGTTTCTATAATAAGTCTGTAAATCTTTATAGAACTTAGGTGCAAAAGGTTTGTCAATCATGTCGCTGAATATTTTGAATAACTTTAACAATTTTGCCCCCGTTAGAAATTGTTTGACAATGCAAAAGCCGTGGGAAGGTTCTTGTCTCAAAAAACCGTGGCATTACAGAGTTACGGCTGTAATTCCCTGCATGGATACATACGATACTCTGGAAATCGCTGTCCGTTTGCTTCAACTTCAAAGCGAAACACCATACATCACCATTATTGACACAGGCAGTCTCCCAGAAATCTATTCTAAAATAGAAAGTCTTCGCTCAGAAAGTATAGAAGTTCATTGTCTTCGCTTAAATTCTACGACACATCCATCTGATTTTCCGGCAATTGCAATGGATTTGGCATTTTCTCTCTGTCGGACTCCTTATCTGTTTGCCACTCATGCTGACGTTTTTCTTAAAAAGAAGAGCCTTTTAGCCGACATGATTGATCTTTGTGAAAAGGAATCGCCGGTTGTCGGCTATGAAATCAGTCCCCGTAGCCACGATGACTGGAAAGGCATGGTTTCTCATACAGCAACTATGTATCACATGGCAACTATGGACAAAATTGGATTTGGATGGAGCCTCCGAAGACTTTGTAATCTATTTAATATCTCTGATCCTCGACCAAATCCTAACCGCCCATGCTGGCCAGATACCGAATTATTAGGCAATTATTTGCTCAGAAAGAATAATATCGTGCCGTTGCTAATTGGTAAAGAACAAAACTTCCAAAGAACAAATGACGAAAATATAGATCACTTCAGAAGTTATACGTCATCAAAATTATACAGTAATAGCTATTTTAAGATGGCTAACGGATGGTACGAAGAAGCACGAACCAAAGCTCTTGAAAGAATATGTGAATGGGTGAAAGAATGAAAATGAAAATGAAAAGTACAGTTAGCGCAGTAAATAGATACCCAAGTTCTTTTGAAACGTCCTCTAAAAAAGAGGATAAGGAGAAGAATGGCCAACGAATATTTAAACAACAAAAATTTCGAGAGTTTAATTTCTAAGTTTCTGACATGCAAGAAGGAAAAGATAAAATATCAACTTTTAATTGAGGACATACGGGAAACAGATGCAAGAACGTCGAATAGAAAGAAATACAAGAAGTCTGATAATTGGGAAGAAATAGAGAAGACTTTTGATATATTGACCATAGAATACCAAAGTCTTCAAGTCGAATTAACAACGGCATTTTATCTCTTGTCTGAGAACATTGTAAGATACCGTAAGTTCAATCTTATTGATCCTGATGATGCAATCCAAGAAGGCGTCATGATTTGCTTTGAAAAAGTGGATCGTTTTGATCCTGATAAGGGAAAAGCCTTCAATTACATGACCACATGCATCATCAACCACTTCCGGCAGCTTTATAGAACTGCTCGAAACTACAATGAACTCAAAAAGAAGTATCACGATTTTTTATCTGTAAAGGTGGATCAGCCGATTCTACCGATACGAGCGAATAAGCAATTCTACAAAAATCAGGATATAAATGCCAAATATTGACATTAGCGATTTTTTCTTTATAATTGTTAAAGACTAATAGGGTGTAAATACGCCCTGTTAGTCATTTTATCTAGGAATATTTGAATTATGCATGGCGATCCTATAGAGCAAATTGAAAAACAGGAATTGCTCCAAAAGTTAATTGACAAAGGTTATGGGAAGTTAATCGACGCTCTTTTAAGTAACGAAAGAGAAGTGTACACAAAAAAAGGCAGGCTCAACAAAAGTGGAGCCTGCCGTGTTTTGGGATGGAAGCCAAAAGAGCTTGATGAAGCTCTGGCTGAGTGTCGAGAAATACTCAAATTTGACATATTCACTGAAGAAGACGAAGACGAAGACGAAGACGAAGACTCTAAGCGGTAATCACATACGCTCTATCGTATCTTAGAGTCATTTCCAAAGTTACTATGTCACTGGATGACATATCCAAGTCTCCGAATTCCACGGCTTGCGGCCAAATGGACTCGAAAACCCATCGTTCAATGACATTTCCGCAACCGTCGTAGAGTTCCAACCGACACCTCGGCTTCTTGAATCCGTTGCAGGAAGGAACCCATTCAGCATCTCGTTGAGGATCGTATAGCTTTTTAACCCATTCAAAGACCGGGTGTTGTTTTGAACCCGGTTTTTTTATGTCATACAAGCTGAGCGTTATTGGTTTCCATTCGGGTTTGGATGGAAAATATACAGTTTCAGTCAAGTGTTGAGCTTCCATTTCTTTGAAACTCAAACTTGGCCTTGCTCCTCTCGATGGCGGAAGTGTGTTTATACCTTCGGCGGAAACATCGGGAATAATAAACAACCAACGATGTTTTCGCTTGTAACAGGCTTCGGGACTCTCAAGCCCAAAGTCAAATCCCATCTTTCTTCCTGTACAACCCATTCTACTCCTTTGTCGATAAAAAAAGCCCCACACTAAGAAAGTATGAGGCTCTTAAATCTCTATCTAAAGTGATTTGAACCGCCGATTCCGCCCTAACTGCACCCGCCGCAGCAAACTGTGATGCTGCCACCGCAGAAGAGTTCAAGTTTAACTTCGGCATAACGAAGGGTTAGTTCGATTGTTACTTCTTCAGACGAAGAGTAGTCTAACTCGCCAAAGTTAATGGCCTGTGGCCAAACTTGTTTGAGCGTCCACTTTTCCATTACAGTACCGCAACCATCATATAGTTTCAAAGTACCAATGCCTGCGTAACCACCACTGTTTTGGCCCTGTCCAATCTTGGATGCTTGAGACAAGCAGGCCGGGTTTGTAAAGTTGTAAACTGTGGCAAGCCAGCTATACAAACCACTCATACCAGCACCGCCGTTACCAACGTCGTAGTAAGTAACGGTGATGGATTCCCATGTGCCCTTGCCAGGAAGGTACATCTTGCCGTGCAAGAAGTTGATTTCCGTTTCCTCAATCGTTAAATTTGGACGAGATGCCAACTTAACGAAGTGTGGAGGTATAGCTGGACCACACGGGGATTCGAGTGCAAATGTCCATCTATACTTTCTTTTGAATACCAAATTAGTGTCGGACGCTAATTGGCCTAAGCCCATTAGTTGTGCTGTACATGCCATATTATTTAATCTCCTTAGTTTTATCCAATATTAGAAAGTATCTGCATTCTCAGCGAAGCTGCCTGTACGGTGTACAGAGAATTCGATGAAAATAAATTCTGCGGCTCGAATTGGCTGTACGCCGATTCTTGCACGGAACTCGTTACGGTCAATTACGTCTGGAGTATTGAGTTCTTCGTCAGCTTTGATGATGTAGGCATTTAGACCACGACTCACCAAAACTTCTCTCAAGATAGCGTCTGCAATGTCTTCGAACTTCGAGCGGAAAATATCATCATGTGGATCGAAGATTAATACACGGGATGCTGCTCTAATTCTCTTTTCAATGTAGAACATCATACGTCTTACATTGACACGATCCAAAGCTGTCGGTCTACGCTGTAAGGTCTTTTGACCCCAAACTACGAATCCTTCAAAGTCGGTAAACTGTACAATTGGGTTAATGCAGTTTCTGAAACCATACATCAAGTCTCTTTCTTCAAGAGTTGGACGGTTATAAACATCTGTAATACCCGGAACTGTACCACGGGTCAAACCAGCAGGAGCAAACCAAGGCTTGGCCAAAAAGTCGTTTCTGGCGTACACAGCCATTACCGAACCGGACGGTGGAACCCATACGTCAACTTGGTTGAAGTTGTCACGAATCTTTACCCACGGCCAGTACATTGCACCGAAGTCCGAATCGAATCTTGTAAGATTCAATGGGTGGGTGCCGTTTTGCCATGCGATGATTTCGTTGACCGTCAAACCGAACGGCGGATCAATGATCGCCATGCAGTCCATACGGCCATTCTGACATAGATCGAGCAATGCCGTTACTACCGTTGTGCTTGCGTGTCCCGGTACTGCAACCAAGTCAATATCAATTTGCTCAGGTTCACTTACTGCATAAATACCTGTGAAACCTAGTACTTCACCGACCAAAAGATCGTCTTGCTTGTCTGGATCGGATGGGATACCGTCAGAACCACCTGTTAAAACATATGTCCCGTCAGCCGGACCAGCACCCTCGTCTGTGTTGTCGGTTACTCTAACCCAATCAGATACCATTGCTATGTAGGTTTCTACATAGAATCGGCTTACAGTGTTTTTGGTTAGATTGCCCCATGATTCAAGTTGTACTCCGTTGTTGTATACTTCCATCGTGAAGTTGTTGTCACGAATGTTGCTTGTAATTTTTACTTTCGTTTTGTTGCCGTCGATACCGGCGCTGTCAGCAGATACCGTGAAGGTAACACTATCATCATCATTTTCAGAACCAGTTACACGACCAAAGGTTTCTATAGCGGTATCACCAGTTACACCCGATGGGCTTGTGCCGACTGCGGTTGTGGTTGATAAGTCAAAAACTTCTTCTGCTGTGCTTGCTGGCTTAATACGAATTCTAGCGTCACGGCCATGATGTTTTGTGCTGATTTGTAGAGCGCCACCAACAGCTTTGGCGACGAAACCGCCAGGCAAGGTGCCGTCATCGACTAAATCATTAATTTCAGCAACAATTTCTGCCATTGTTCTGTCGTCAGCTTCGGTCAACTCAACTATCTGAACTACGTTGTCGATATTTACGTTGTCAGTTCCATCTACTACGATTTGTAGATTTGAATTTGCACCTATGTCAAACTTATCGTCGGTTCTGGTCGAAGGGTATTTGATCGTTGTCCCTAGAACGGATGCTTGCGTCATGGCTGTGCCCAAACCAGTTACGTTGCCTGCTGCGACTGCTCCACCATAAATTGCGTTCTGAACCGATACAAGTTCGATTTCCGATTCTGGACCGTAAGCCCAAATACCCTGCAATCCAAGTTTGGCTGTGGCTCCGGGTGTGGCGTAGAACTTGATTCCGTCATTCTCAAAGTCAAGCTGATCGTTGAGTTCGTCAACCAACTCGGCTACGGTGTATGTGTTGGCCAAAACAACTAGGGTCTTGGAAGACAGAACGCCATTGAGTTTCCAACGGAAGAACGAGTCGTCGTCAAATTCGTAATCACCAGCCGTGTCAGATTCGATCTTGATTAGATCGCCTGCTGCCGGTACATCAACCGATGCTATTTCTGCTGCTTCATCACTTACTGGGTCCATGTCTGCAACACGAACGACATACAATTCGTTCGCAACAAGCAAATACTGCTCGGCTGCATAAAGTAAGAATGGATCACCCACATCTGGGTGTGGATAACCGAAAATCGTATGTAACTGACGACTGGTCGTTACAATTGTTGGTATGTTAACTGGACCTTTACTTGCAAAGCCAATTAAAGCCGCTCTGTGAAACGACTGTTCAGGAGCAATAAAGCTCAAATCTTTTTCTGCAATTCTAACGCTTGGGCTAATTGTGTTAGAAGGCGGGAATCCTCTTAATATCGCCATAGTCTTATTCTCCCTTTCGTAACTTATTTGGTACTTGTTTTACGGAAATCAATCCTGATTTTTCTGCTCTATCTATATAGTCAGTTGCTCTTTCATCTTCTAAGTAATAAATGTTTTTTTCCGAACCAATGCCCGGTACATTTAATACGGTGAATGATCGAGGAGTCTTTCTTGACTTAATAACTAGCTGAACTGGAAATCTGTTCTTATTTCTAATCTCTAGCATTCTAGCTCCTTAATTGATTCTTCCAGTCTCGCCAAAACCTCAGTTATTTCTTCATCTTTCAAACCGTCTACAAATTCGATGCGAGTCTTGAGAACCGCCTTCTTTCTTTGTATAGGTTGAGGTATATATGTTTCTGCTGTCAGATTAAATTCATATTTTATAACTCTAATTGCTTGGTCGCCGGGTTCGTAATCACCGCTACTAGCTATAGAGTCCAGCTTGACAATAACCTCGTAAGGTACGCCTGATACTCGTATGTATGCAGTTTGGCTAAATTTTGTAATGATTTGTTCTAATATTTGATTCATGTCTTCGACATATAAAGTCCAAGCCGTCAGCGTGTAGCCAATATCTACTGGAATTCCTCTTGCGACCCCGAAAACCGTGTCACGATCATGTTTTTCCTTGATCGTAAAGCCCGGTTTGTTATCAGGGCGAAGATGGTTCATATAATCTAAAGCCTTGTGATAGACATATCTATCAAGATTCATTTGAATATCCGAGTCAATAATTGCCAACATAGGCAATCGAATACGATCCACTACGAGTGTTTCGTCTTTTCTTACATTATCCAATAAAATGGCAGCTACCGCTTTTTCTTGTGTACCCCAAATAATTGGGATAGGGTGAGCCTTACCATCTTCATCAATTACCACCAAATCTCTAAAAAGGTCTTGCATTGCGTCATCGCACGCTCTTTTAGATTTGGAATAACGATAAATTGTGTTGCGGTCGGTCCCATTGTTGATGATATGACCTTTTTGCATCGGGTCGCAAAGAGCTTGAGCGCCTAGACCAATCTTCTTGTTTGTTGTATCTTTGAGCCAATTAAGAGATTCATCGTTTACGGCCCGCTTGTTCATCGGGTCTGGGTTAGGATCGCAGTATGGCTGTGGAGGGTCAAGATTGGGAACCGATTGGAATCCAACCTCGCACTCGTTCAATGACTTTTGATTGTGGTTAATTTCGTTGCTCATTTATCATTCTCTACCTAAAATAGATATGTAGGAGAACATAAAAAATGTCCGACTCTATAAGAGTAAAATACCGCACTTGGTATCAAAGTAATCCGCCGAAGCCTATTAAATTGCAAATTCCCGGTTGGGCTGGCCAAGATCACTCTCCAATGGAAGCTGGAAAAATCCAACCGTGGCAGTGTCCCCCATTTACTGAGGGCAATACTTATGGGTTGGAATTAACTTATCCATTTGATACCGAGTGCCATATCCGAGTTGTTGATGGACAAGTTCGTTTTGAGGGCGACTTTACAGAAGAGTTGAAGAAAGTTGCCCCTTTCAGCATCCCACTTCCACCATTTAAGTCTTTTTCGCCCGGTTATTTTGGAATGACTTCTTGTCTTGACATGGATGTGCCCGAAGGATATATTTTGCGAATTGAACCCCATCCACGCTTTTATACAGATGATACTTGGACTGTTCCCGCCGCAATGCCGGGACATATTCAGCCTCAATGGTGGACCAAGATATTTTTCGTTGTATTCAAATATCCACGACCGGGTCAAACATATATTTTCAGAAAAAATGAGCCTTACGCTCAAGTATTGATATTGCCAAGAAAAGTCTCTTACGACATAAAGGAAATGACTCCCGAAGAGGTTGAAGAGCGACAAAAAAGAGATTGGCAAATCACCCAACACGCCCAGAAAATCTCAAAAAGTGTCAAAACTAGTCACGGACACGATTTCGATCATAAATATCAAATACTAAAGGGCATTTATTTGAAAAAAGGCAAAGAAGGGGTTAATGAGTTTTTGGATGGACTTGAAAAGAAGAATAGTCCCAAAATTCAGAATAAGTTTATAGTGCGAAAAAAGAAATATGAAGATTAAACTTTATACCAAGTTGACAAAACGAAATCTAAAGGTAAATCCTTTTATTATTTTGCCACTTCCCTTACCCAAGCCTAAGATTCCATTTCGCCTTTTCTTTGATGTTCATATGCCCAATTTGTACCAACCGCCTAAATTTATTGTTGAGGCTGGGCCGGTTGCTGGCCCGCTTGGGGTTGCGCCGGTTGCTGGCCCGCTTGGGGTTGTGGTGCCGCTGGCTTAGGTGCCGCCGCCGCCGCTTGCTGTCCCTGTGCCGATAACAGTGGGTTCTTTCCTAATTCTTCAAATGCTTTTTTCAAAGCAGGATCTTGAATTTGAGGTATTACTTTTTGAATTTGTGGCCATATCTTCTTAATTTCTTCTACAGCTTTATCATTGGCGGGCGGAGCCGTACCTTGACCTTGCGCTTGTGGCGGTTGTCCAGCAGGTTGTCCAGCAGGTTGTCCAGCAGGTTGTCCAGCAGCAGGAGCGCCGGGTGTATTTTCATGAATACGCCGTTCCTGACTTAATTTTTTATAAAATTCGTAAAAAGATGACATTCTGTTTTCCCCTTTTTTATATATATTACACAATTTTTATTTTTGAATCGGGTTGTTT